ACGCGCTCAACCAGTCTGCGCATGACAGGTATGTGTTCACCGCGTTGGACGTGTTCGGGGAAATGTATCCGGCGTTCGGCGGCAACGCGCCCGATGATTTAATGTCGCTCACCAACGCGGCATACGTCGGCACGAACTACACGCTGGATGCGCGAGTGAGCGCAGAGCATTTGCTTTGCGAGGCAAATATCGGCACCGACAATCTGGTGAGCGAGGCCGCTGTACGGGAGTTTGTGCGGCTGCAGGTGCAAGAGGGCGCAATCATTCAAAACATCGGACACGATCACAGGGCCGATACGATGGCATGGTATCTCGATGAACTGAAGTACTGGTCAGACGCCGGAATGGTCTATGTCGGCACGCATAAAGAGGTTGTGCAAGAGGTGCAAAAGGCCCGGGTTTCGGGATAACCACTCAACCAGCCGCCTCCGGGCGGCTTTAACTAGATATATTTTTATTTATGGGAAAAAGAATTAACTTCTTTTATTACAGAAGAAGCCCACAAACTAAGAATACTACGAAATAAATGTACTAATATCCTTTGGCATGTGGATCACATAGTTCCTTTAAATGGAAAAAATATATGTGGTTTACATACTTGGAATAATCTACAAGTAATTCCCGCGAGTGAAAACTTAAGTAAAGGGAATAAGGAGGTATGATAAATCGCCATTTATGAAGAATGGAAAAAGGGATTATAGACGGGAGAATCTTTTATATAACTCTAAACCCCAACAAAAGAAAAACCGAGCAGAACGAAATAAAGCGAGGGCAATGATGGCCGCTAAAGGTAAAGTACACAAGGGTGACGGCAAGGATGTCGCGCACATTAAAGCCCTGTCAAAATCTGGATTGAACATTCTTTCTAACATGAAAGTTGAATCCGCTTCAGGTAATCGTTCTTTTGCTAAGAACAGTAAAAGTAAAATGACTTCTGAAGTTTCTAAACGAGAACGTAAACGTTGATTAAACTAACCAAAGAAGCTATATATGGTTTCTCTGGTTCTTGTCTTGTACAGCGATTCGACGGGTCACTTAAGACTCCCGAATGTCACCTAGAGTGGTGGGATCTTTGTTGCAGTCCAGCAAAATATGTGGCACTAGCCGCACCACGCGGACACGCAAAAAGCACAGCGATTACTCTTACCTATTCCCTTGCAGAACTTCTGTTTCGTTCAAGTCAGTTTGCTGTAGTTATTTCTGACACGGAAACACAAGCAGCAATGTTTCTTGGAGCTATCAAGCAAGAACTACAAGAGAACGAAAACATCATTGAGTTGTTCGGAATTAAGAAAGACGAGCAAGGTAAAGTAAAGTTTTTCAAAGATACTGAATCAGATTTCATTTGCGAATTTGATGACGGTCACAAGTTTCGAGTAATTGCTAAAGGCTCTGAACAAAAGTTACGTGGTCTTCTTTGGAACGGTATGCGTCCAGATCTTATTGTCTGTGACGACCTAGAGAATGACGAAATCGTAATGAACAAAGATCGCCGCGAGAAATTTAAACGGTGGTTCTATGGTGCAGTTCTCCCTTGTCTTTCTTCTCGTGGAAAAGTACGATATGTAGGTACGATTCTTCACATGGATTCTCTTCTTGAAAATCTCATGCCAAAAGAGAACGATCGACAGACATTTGAAGAAGGTCTTGTTACTTATTCCACTAAACGAGTTCTTTGGAAAGCTCGCAAGTACAAAGCACACAACGAAGACTTCTCTCTTATCCTGTGGCCTGAAAAACACACAGCGCAAGGGTTAAAAGAGATTAAACAAGATTACACAGAACGGGGTATCCCTGATGTGTATTCTCAAGAATATCTTAATATTCCTCTAGACGAAGCAAACACATACTTCAAAAAGAATGATTTTCTTGCGATGAAAAAAGAAGATCACGATAAGAAGTTTAATTACTACATGACGGTAGACTTAGCTATTTCAGATAAGAGTCGGGCAGACTATTCTGTGTTTCTTATTGGTGGAGTAGACGAAAATAACTACCTTCACATTATAAATGTAGTGCGAGATCGCCTAGATGGACGGGAAATTGTGGATACTTTACTAGCTCTTCAAAAAGTTTACCAATTTCAAGCTATCGGTATTGAAGAAATGATGATTTCTAAGTCAATCGGCCCATTTTTACGGGAAGAGATGATTAAATCAAATAATTTCTTGAATATTATCCCACTAAAACCCCATAAAACTGATAAACAGATGCGAGCACGCTCTATGCAAGCTCGAATGAGGGCAGGTGGAGTCAAATTTGATAAGCAAGCTGACTGGTACATGGGATTTGAAGATGAATTAATGAAGTTTCCGCGAGCAAAACACGATGACCAAGTAGATGCTCTAGCTTATCTTGGCTTAATGATTGATGAATATATACCGGCCTTGACTGCCAAGCAGCAAGCTCAACAAGACTATGAGGACGACATGGAAGAATCAGGAATGTATGAGCAAGGCCGATCTGTACTGTGCGGATACTAAATGAATCCATATGAACTAATTTCAAATGTCAATATTGCCGAATCTCTTACAGAAGAGCAACTACTAGAAATTGGTAGTGATGCTGTTAAAGGATATAATGCTGACAAACAATCACGAGAAAAGTGGGAACATAAGGTAAAAGAGTATTATGATCTTGCTCTTCAAGTAGCAAAAGAGAAATCTTTTCCTTGGCCTAAAGCTTCCAACATTAAATTCCCTCTTATCTCTACCGCAGCTATGCAATTTGGTGCTCGTGCTTATCCGACACTAGTTCCAGCTAATGGTAAAATTACTCAAATTAAAGTCTTTGGTCAAGACCCCCAAGGTGAAAAAGGAAAACGCGCTAAGCGTATTTCTGCTCACATGGATTACCAACTTACCGTGCAAATGGAAGATTGGGAAGAAGATCAAGATAAACTACTACTAATGCTTCCCATTGTTGGGGTGGCTTTCAAGAAAACTTACTATGACTCTGCTAAAAAGCGTAATAAGTCTTGCTTGGTATTTCCTCAAAATCTTGTCGTTAACTATTGGACTAAAACTCTTGAAGATGCTTATAGAGTTACTGAAGTTCTATATTTTAATCGAAACGAAATTAAGGAAAAACAACTCAAGAAAATTTACAAAGATGTAGATCTTGGTGATTCAATTCTTGAAGTAGATACAGATAATGAAAAACGGGATTTCCAACCATCACAAGTTGATGGTGCTACTCCCTATAAGATCTTAGAGCAACATACGTATCTCGATCTTGACGAGGATGGTTACTACGAACCGTATATTATTACCGTAGAATACCATTCCAAGAAAGTGCTTCGTATTGTTGCTCGATTTAAAGAGGACGGAATTGAAACTGATGCTGATGGTCAAGTCGTTTCTATTAAAGCTGACAACTATTACACAAAGTTTCCGTTTATTCCTAACCCCGATGGTTCATTCTACGATCTCGGTTTTGGACATTTACTTGGGCCAATTAATGAGTCTGTTAATACAATTATCAATCAACTTGTCGATGCTGGTACTCTTCGTAATCTTCAGTCTGGTTTTCTTGGTAAGGGCATACAGATTCGCAAAGGTAGCCAACCGTTCCAACCCGGAGAGTGGAGACAAGTAAACGCTATAGGAGACGATCTACGCAAGCAAATCGTTCCTCTTCCTAGTAACGAGCCATCGACTGTTCTTTTCAATCTCCTAGGGCTTCTCATCCAGTCTGGTAAGGAACTAGCTTCTATTGCAGAGATCTTTGTTGGTAAGATGCCGGGTCAAAACACTCCGGCCTACACAACTAAAGAAACAGTAGAGCAAGGTATGAAACTCTTCACCGCTATTTATAAGCGAGTATACAGAGCACAGACAAAAGAGTTGAAGAAGATTTATGAGTTAAATAAGTATTATCTAGATGAACAAGAGTATGTTTCAATTCTAGATGAACCAGTACAAGCATCAGATTATCAAGCACCACCAGATGATCTAATGCCAGCAGCAGATCCATCAGCTTCTAGTAACACAGAAAAGTTATCAAAAGCTGAAGCACTAATGCAACTTCTACCTCTTGGTACAATTAATCCAATGGGTGTTACAATGCGTTGGCTGGATGCTCTGGATGAAACTAATCCACAAGATTTGATTATTCCTCCAGAACAACAACAACCTCAACCAGATCCAAAGGTTGAAGCAATGAAGGCTCAATCGCAAATTAAGATGCAAGAGTCTCAAGCAAAGATGCAAATGGATCAAGTCAAGGCCGCTCTTGAACAACAAGAGAAGACCATGAACATGAAATTTGAACAACAGAAAATGGAAATGCAACTCCAGTATGATGCTATCAAACAACAACTGGATATAGAAAAAGCCAAACAAGATGTTCAAGCTGCACAAATGAATCATCAACAAAAGATGGTTCATACACATGAGAAACACCAGCAACAACTACAGCACCAAAAACAAAAGCCGAATTCTTCTAAGGAGAAATAACATTTGGTAACTTACGCAGATTTTGAGAACTGGAAAGCAGATCCGGTCACAAAGAAGTTTTTTGAATCAGTTCAAGAGCGAATTGAGCAAGTAAAAGATACTTTAGTGCAAGATGCCGGGAAAGAGCCCGCGGATGATCGTTATTACTGTGGTTATGCACGGGCTTGTTATGACATTCTCGACACCGAATTTAAGGATGAAGATTAATGCAATACTTTCCGTGTGGGCATCGACTACTGATTAAACCAGTAGAAATTGAGCAAGTAGATGAAGCTTATGCAGTAGCTCGTCGTATGGGACTAGAGATCCCAGAACTAGATGGTAAAAAGATTGATAAAAATGCAGTCAATCAAGGCACCATTGTTCGACTAGGACCAAACTGCTGGAAAGCTTTCGACGATGGTACTCCTTGGGCCGCAGAAGGCGACCTTGTACTGTACGCTCGATATGCAGGAACTAAAGTAAAGAATGGTGAGGAAGAGTTCCTTATTTGTTCTGATGAAGATGTAGTGTGTGTAATTAAGGAGTAATAGAAATGGATGAGAATCTAGAACCACAAGAAGTAAAGACAGAACAACCAGCACCAGAACTTTCTCCAGTAGAACAACGTGCCCTTGATATGGGTTGGCGTCCAAAGGAAGAATGGGATGGTGAAGAAGCTGATTTTATTTCTGCGGAAACCTTTGTAGCTCGAAAACCTCTTTTTGATAAAATTGATTATCAGAATAAGGAACTCAAAGAAGTTCGTAAAGCCCTCGCTGCTCTCCAAGAGCACCACATTCGTGTAAAGGAACAAGCGTTCCGCGATGCTTACGCGACGCTCAAGGAAGAGAAGAAAGCCGCTCTTGCAGAAGGAGATGCTGACCGACTTATTGAAGTAGATGAAAAAATTGCTGATCTTAGGACTCAAGAGATTGAGCAAAAGGCAGTTAATAACACACCACCAAGTCAACAACTAAATCCAACTTTTGTTGCTTGGGTTGAAAAAAATGATTGGTATGTGGATAAACAAATTCCAGAGTTACGTACTTATGCGGATCAGGTAGGTGTCGAATTTGCAAAACAAAATCCAAGTGCATCAGCCGAAACTCTTCTAAAAGAAGTAGAAAAACAAGTAAAACTGAAATTTAAACGGTATTTCCAAAATGACCGGAAAGATCGTCCCTCCACAGTGGAGGGATCTTCAGCCCGTACTTCTCAAAAGAACAAGGACTCCAATGATGACTTTAAACTTTCGGAAGATGACGAACGAGCAATGAAGAAATTTGTGCGTTTAGGTCTCATGACAAAAGAAGAATTTATTGCTGACCTAAAAGCACTAGAAAAAGGAAAAGGAAACTAATCATGGCTAGAGAAGCTGTTAACCGCCCCCGTCGGGCACCGGTAGATGGACCTCGATCAAAGATGGCAGTACGGGGAAAAGATCCCAATTTCGAGTATTACATCGCAACTGATAAAGATGGCCGAATCGCTGATCTAATTGATCAAGGTTGGGAAATCGTTGATGATAAAGACGTAACTATTGGCGACCGCCGCGTATCCCGTCCTTCGGAAGAAGGCACCCCACGTACTGTTGATGTAGGCAACGGAGATGTAGGTTATCTTCTACGCATTAAAAAGGAATGGTGGGAAGAAGATCGCAAGACTAAAGAAAAGGTTGCTGCTGAAAAAGTTGTGTCTTTGAACGCACAAGCTCAAGAATTTAAAGACGGCATTTCTAACGCGAAATTTGCAATTACTCGTGAATAAATCGTTTCTCTTCTTGACCTCTGTGCTGATTTTTAATTTAATACGGAGGTTTTAAAATATGGCAAATTATCTTGGCGGCGCAACTCCAATTGGCTCGTTCGCTGATGGCCTAGATGGCATTCTTCACCGTTACGTTGCAGGTGGTAACCTGTATCCCGGTGACTTTGTAAAAATGAATGGTTCTGTTACTCAAGTATCTGTTGGTAACAACCCAATCAATCTAAAACAAGTTGTTTCTGCTGCTAACACTACGAACGAAGGTTATGTTGGTGTTGTTATCGGTAAGATGGTTTCAACTAACCGTTCAGGTGCTAGCCCAACGCTAGATACTCCAACGGGTACTACGGCTCCTATCGCTTCTGGTGATATTGTGTTTGTAGCTGATGATCCCAACCTACTATTTATGATTCCTTGTGATGGTATTGTTACTGTTGCAAATCTAGGGTATAACTGTCAAGTAACTGTTGGTACTGGTTCTGCTGGACGTTCAACCATGAAAGTTAACTCAGCTTATCTAACCGCAGGTACTAATGCTGCTAATGCACCACTGCGCATTCTAGACATTATTGATGCTCCTGATAATGATGGTACTGGTGCTACTTCAGGCACCGTTGTTACTGCAAAAATTAACAACCATCAACTTAATCCTGCTACTGGTGTGGTTGGTACTTAATCTAACAAGGAGAATATATAAATGGCTATTCAAACTTCAGCACAGTGGGCAAAATCGCTTTGGCCCGGTATTAATAAGTGGTACGGCGATGAGTATAATCAGTACCCTGTAGAATGGGAAAATATTTTTGATAAGGAAACTTCAACCCGTCAGTATGAAGAAGATGTTGGTATCTCTGGTTATGGTCTGCTTCAGGTCAAGCCAGAAGGTTCACCAATCTCTTATGATTCAGCACGGCAAGGTTTCACTACCCGTTACAACCATATCGTTTATTCACTAGGTTTCATCATTACTCGTGAAGTCTTTGATGACGATCAGTATGATGTAGTTGGTAAGCGTCGCGCTCAAGGTCTTGCTTTCTCTGTTCGTCAGACTAAGGAAGTCATTGGTGCTAACGTTCTTAACAACGCTTTTTCAAGTTCATACGTTGGTGGTGATGGTGTAGAACTTATCTCTAACGCTCACGTTAACGTGTCAGGTGGTACTTGGTCAAATCGTCCAACTACGTATGCTGACCTTAGTGAAGCATCACTAGAGCAAGCTTATATCGACATTGCTAACTTCAAGAATGATCGTGGTATGCGTATCGCTGTGCTTCCAAACAAACTCATTGTACCAGTACAACTAACCTTTGAAGCAGAGCGTATTCTAAAGACTGCTCAACGTGTTGGTACCGCTAACAACGATATTAACGTGCTTAAGCAGATGGGTATGTTCCCCGGTGGTGTGCACGTTAACCACTATCTAAATGACTCAGGTAATGATGCTTGGTTCATTAAGACTAACGTAAAGAACGGTCTAAAATATTACGAGCGTAATGGTGATGAGTTCGGCATGGACAATGATTGGGATACTGAGAACGCTAAGTTCAAAGCTCGTTTCCGTTGTTCATTTGGTTGGACTGATCCACGTGGTGCTTACGGCTCTGCTGGCGCTTAATAAGTAATTAACATAGCCACCCCTTAATTGGGGTGGTTTTCTTTGGAGAAATATATGGCTTTTAAATATGATGTTCCGCTTGCGCAGCAGACCCCAACGACTGACTCAAAAGTAGTTCTTACTAAATCTTTTAAAATTGATATTGTTGCTGGTTCAGGTTTTACCACGGCTACTGCTTACTCTCTTGGATGGATGCCAAAAGATGCCCAAGTTGTTGGTGGTAATATTTCAGTTACAACTACTACAACTGGAGGTACTGTTTCAGCAGCAACTCTTGCTGTAACTGTTGGAGGTGTAACAGTAGCAACTGGTGTTAATACATTCACTGCTACTCTTTTTAGCACTGCTTTTGCTCCTACAGCAATTACTACTGGTGCTACTGGGTTAGATCAAGAAATTAAATATACCCCTACTCTTACTGGCGCTGGCGCAACTGCTGGTGTGATTTACGTAACTCTACAATACGTGGTATAAATTATGAATGCGTCTAAGGTAGCAGTAACAGGTGTAGGTACATCAGCATGGATTCCTGTTGATTTTACTCAAAATGCTTTTGCAATTGGCTTTGGTTGTGTAACATCCGGTACTGTTACCTATGATGTTCAACACACTTTTGATAATATATATGATTCAACTGTAACTCCAACTGCTTTTACCCATTCTTCTGTAACGGGGAAAACAGCAAACCAAGATGGAAATTACGCTTTTCCTATTAAAGCAATTCGACTTAATGTAACAGCCGGTACAGGTACAGTAACTATTACTATTCTACAAGGTAGAAAATAAATGAGTGGGATGCCTAAAACTTATTATGTTTCAGGTGATTTTAATTTTATCTGTGATGTATGTGGATTTAAAAAGAAAGCCTCAGAAGGCCGAGAAAGATGGGATGGATTACGAGCCTGTCAATCGTGTTGGGAACCTCGACAACCACAAGATTTTGTACAAACAAAAGAGGATAAAATTGTAACCGACTGGGCACGAGTGGAGCCAACGGATACGTTTATTTCTGTGAGTTACTCTTTTACACCGGACCCTCCTCCAACGGGTACTTTTTAATATGGATACTAGATGGAAATTTCTTGGATTATTAACTTACTCACTGGTATTGTGACGGCTATGGTTGGATTTTATGCTAAAAATGTTAGGGAGGATCTTACAAGAGTACAAGAGCAACTAGTTAACGTACAAATTAACTATGTTCACAAAGAAGAACTCCACACCTTTCGCAATGAAGTTATTGATCTTCTAAAAGAAGTACGACAAGACATTAAAGAAATTAAGGATAAATAACAATGAGTACATCTGGCTCGACAGATTTCGCTTCTAGTAGAGATATCATTATTAAGGGAGCACTTCGTAAAGTAGGGGCTCTTGCTCAAGGACAAACTCCGACTACTAATGATGTTAATGATGCGGCAGAAGCACTTAACAATCTAGCTAAAGCTTGGATGGCAGATGGCATGCCTCTTTGGAAAATTGTAACATATGCTTTCCCTCTTAGTGCTTCTATCAATTCTTATCGTATCGGTCTTAGCCAGACAGTTAATACAAACAAACCTGTCCACATTATTCAGGCATTTATCAGAGATACATCCTCTAATGTGGATATTCCTCTCCGAATTGAAACCCTGTACGATTATAATCGGCTTTCAAATAAGTCTGCTACTGGTCGTCCTATTCAACTTAGTTATCTTCCTCAAAGAACCTTTGGGGATATTTTTATTTACCCTACACCTGACGCCACTATAGCTTCCACGAATCAAATTTATATTCGTTTTCAATCACCATACGAAGATTTTGATTCAGCAGCAAATGAGCCAGATTTTCCACAAGAATGGTTTCAAGCTCTTATTTATGGTCTTGCTTATACTTTAGCTCCTGAGTATGGAATTCCTATCCAAGAGCGTAATGTTCTTCGAGAAGATATGCTCATGTACAAAGCGGAAGCTCTTTCTGGGGGGAGTGAGGAAGGTTCTATGTTTATTCAACCACGGACTGATTATTAATGGCACGTACTATTACAGAAGCACAGAAAACAGAAAAACTTTCTGCCAAAGACTTTTCTACACTTACTGCCCAACTAGAACCTGGTATTCAAAATACTTTAGTTATTAATCAAGATATGAAAGAATATATTGGAGATATGTTAACTACTACTCTTCCTTATACAGATGCAGATGACGATCTTCACATTGCTTCTGCTACTCTTTCTGAACGAAATACAGGTTCTTATTTATTTGAACTAGATGCTGGAAAATCTATTTGTATTGTTAAAGATGGTACTACCATTAATTTTTATGAAGTAAACTCAGGTTCTCCAATGACGTTTCTTTCTTCTATAACTACGTCATCTACTAATCGTTACTACTATGCAGAAGCTATCTTTTGTGCTACAGAGAAAGCAGCTATTACAGGATATGTAAATTATGTTTTTCTTAATATGGTCGGAGAAGCATGGATAGTTGCATATAATACTAGAAATAGTGCTTGGCAAATTGAACCTGTAGGTGCTACATATTCAACTTGGGCACCTACTACATCTTATTCTTTAGGTAATCGTCGAACTCCTACCTCTGGAAATGGGTACTACTATGAAGTGACTATAGCTGGAACTTCTTCGGGAACACAACCCACTTGGCCAACAACTTTAGGGGATACTGTTGTTGATGGTAGCGTCACATGGGTATGTCGAGGGAGATATAGTGGATTTCCTAAAACTTCTTCTACTTCTGTACGAACTTTAAATGGATATATCTTTGTTATTGTAAATGGAGATATTTATAATTCAGATTTAGATCTTCCTGATTCTTGGAACACATCTAATTTCATTTCTACAGAGATCTATCCGGATGTAGTTGTAGCTCTGGCTAAATTTAAAAATTATCTTGTTGCTTTTGGGCAGAATACAATTGAATTCTTTTATGATGCTGCGAATGTTACAGGTTCTCCATTAGCACGCCAAGAAGGTGTGCTACATAATGTAGGGTGTGTAGGTCAGGCTCTTGTTGCGGAAGCTGAAGATACTATTTACTGGCTATCCCAAACATCCTCATTTGATTACTCTATTTGGAAACTAAATAATTTTAAAATAGAAAAAGTATCTTCTCCTGAGATGGAGGTAAGTATTTCTAACTATATTAATATTTTTGCTTCTATTTCTCCTGATTACTTAAACGCGCTATATTTATTTCTAATTCGATTGAATGGCTCTCTTTGTTTATGTATTCCTAAATTATTTTCTGTTACTGCATATCCTACAAATTTGTATGTAGATTCCTTATTTGTGTTCGATTTTGAAAAAAAGTATTATTACAAATGGGAAATAAATACGGACCTTCAAGTATATATTGGTCGTCCCATAGCTTATAAACAATATATTACTTTTTTAGGTCGTACTTCTAATTTAGTTTCAATTCAATTTTGTTCTCTTGTAGTTGACCGATTGTCCACCGTAATAGGTGGTTCCACGGCAAATATTATTAGTGGCACTCCTTCTTTTATTTCTAGAAGATTAGATTTTAATACTACACAATTTAAACGAATAGACGAACTTAGTGTGAATGCTTTCGCTAGTATGGCAACTACTTCAATTGGAGTATCTAGAGATAGAAGTGTTTTTACTACTTACACTACACCATCTGGAACATACAAAATTACTCGGTTAGGTCGTGCTCGTGAGTTTCAAATTTCTTTTACAGATGCTACTCCAATTTCTGATATTTCTATTAAATACACCGAGCATTCAAATTGATTAAGATTCCTCCAATATCGCCGCAAACAGACAACATTCATCAATCTGCGTGGTTTCTTGAACAAGTTCGCCGAGCTATTCAAGAGTTGCAAGATGATTCTTGGACGTACATTCATCTTCCAGCGGATTATTCTAATTCAACAGATACTCCGCTAGATGTTACATCTCTTGGTTTTACTGGAGATGAGAATACAATCTATGAAATAGAAGTATTAGGGGCATACCAAACAACTAATCCACTTCCCGGACTTTCTCTTTCTCTTACAATTCCAACTGGTGCTACTCAAACTGGAATAACACAAACTCTTGTGCCTACAACAGATAAATGTGTTAATTCTAAATGGATTGTAAATATAGGATCATCAAGTGGAGCCATTCAACTACAAATGGCTAGTGATGTTAACGGAGTTGATGTTACCTTAAAAGAAGGTCTTTTCTTTCTGAAATATAGAAAAATTTAAAGGATAATTTATGGCTCTATCTGGAGTAAATCAAACGAATTTAAATAGTTTACTTGCAACTATTAATTCGTACAATCCATCATTAGCATCATCATTTTCAAATACTACTGGAACAACTAGTCCAACGGCCCCTACACCAACGGCTCCAGTTGCTCAACCAACTGTAACTCCTTCCCTTGTAACTTTAACACAAAGTCCTACACAAGCTACAACTAACACTCCTAACTATCTTCCTTATAATCCTACAGCCGGTACTCAGGATTTTAATGATACTTGGGGGAATAATTATACATATCGTGATCCTACTACGCCATATGAAAGAAATCTAGATACTAAAGTTTCTACATATGCTGCTGGAAAAGATCCTAGGGTTTCAATATATAATTTAATGAAACAATATCCAAATAATAATCCGGGTTTTAATTATACACAGGAAATTCAAAAACTGGACCAAGAAATGCAAGGGTATAAGGATATTATTTCACGAAGAGATAACAATGCTATTTATAAAGCTTTAGCTACTGATCCTAACTATAGTTATTTAAAAAATAAAGGTCTTACTCAAACACAAGCAGCAGAGACAATTGCAGGTAAATTAGCTGGATATGGTATCACAGATTTAAATCAACTTGGTGTGTCTTCTGATGGTAAGTTTTACAGTAAATTAACAGGTAAAGAAATTCCTAAGGAATTTGGTTATACCACTTGGGGAGATGGAATGCAAAAATTCTATCTTCAAACTACACCCGATGGTCGAGTAGTTCCAACATCTGCTTGGAAAGAAACAGGAATGAGTACCGGAGGTATTTTAGGTACTTTAGCTGCAGTAGGTGCAGGTATAGCTGCTCCGTGGGCTGTTCCTGCTCTTGGTGGTGCTCTTGGTGTTGGTGGGGTAGCTGCTGGTGGATTATACGGAGCGGGAGCAGGTGCGCTTAGTTCTGGTCTTTCTGGTGGTAATGTACTTAATGGTGCTCTTACTGGTGGATTAACTGGTGCTGTTGGTGGTGGTCTTTTAGATTATTTTTCTGGTGTTGCTAATCTTCCTGATGTGTCTTCTCTCAATTCTGGATTTGATCTTTCTAATATAGATAATCTTATTCAAGGAGGGTCTATCACATCTGGGCAAGGAGCTTCAGCACTTGTTAATGCTGCTCCTGTTGGAACTAACATCGCTGGTGTAGCTGGTGGTGCTCTTAATCCGGCACTATCTGCTGGCGCAGGCGCGCTAAGTAATTTAGCTACTTCAGATCTAGCTTCTCTTTCT